CTTGAATCAGATGGTAAGATATATTATCTAGGGGACAAACGTGATAAATGCCGTGTAATTCGCCTTAAGGAGAAACACTATGCCTTATAAGAACCCGAAAGATAGACCCAAGCAAAAGAACAAGCCCGTAGGCAGTCCTGAGTTTGAAGCTCGAATGGAACGCCAACGCGCTAGACGTAAGATGGATAAAGAAGGTAAGGACGAAAACAAGAACGGTAAGGCCGACAAGCGTGAAGGCAAAGACGTTAGTCATAAGAAAGCGCTAAGCAAAGGTGGTAGTAACAAAGATGGCGTAACAGTAGAAAGTCGCAGTAAGAACCGCGCTAGAAACTATAAAAAGAAAACAACCGAAAAGTAGTAACTACAGGCGAGAATGATGCAAATTATAGATAACAGGGGCTTGCTCTTGCGGCTTCGTAATCCTGCGAAAATCACAACGGCAATACCAACAAGCAAGGCAGTAGGTGAGCACGAAGTACTAGTTAAGTGGGGTGTAGACGAAGCCCGCGTACTTAGAAACTTAAACATAAAGGACGTGCCCTCACCTATTCTGGGTACTTACGATTGGCCCGGGCGCTATACACCGTTCGGCCACCAAAAAACAACCGCTTCTTTTCTTACTATGAACCCACGCGCCTTTTGCTTTAACGAGCAGGGCACAGGCAAAACAGCTTCTGCTATATGGGCGGCTGACTTCTTGATGAAGCAAGGCAAGATAAACCGCGTACTTATTATCTGCCCCCTATCTATTATGGACTCTGCATGGCGGGCTGATTTGTTTAGCTTTGCAATGCACCGTACAGTAGACATAGCGCACGGCGCTAAGAAGAAACGCCAAGAAATAATCCACAGCGATACTGAGTTCGTCGTCATTAACTACGATGGTGTAGAGATAGTAAAAGACGATATAGCTAATGGTGGGTTTGACCTGATTATTGTAGACGAGGCAACACACTACAAGAACGCGCAGTCTAAGCGATGGAAAGTACTGGCTAGCATAATGAATGGGGACACTTGGTTGTGGATGATGACCGGTACTCCTGCTGCACAGTCACCGGTTGACGCGTACGGACTAGCTAAACTAGTTAACCCTAAAGAAGTCCCTAGGTTCTTCGGCGCTTTCCGCGAGTTAGTAATGCACAAAGTTACGCAGTTTAAGTGGGCACCGAAACCCAACGCTAACGATATAGTCTATAACTGCTTACAACCTGCAATACGTTTCACTAAAGAACAATGTCTCGACCTACCAGAGATGACCTACGTAAAGCGCGAAGTAGAGTTGACGGCGCAGCAAAAGAAGTACTACGAACTACTACGTAAAGAAATGATGACCACTGCTGCGGGCGAACAAATTACTGCGGCTAACGCAGCGGTTGCCATGAACAAGCTATTGCAGATTTCATGTGGTGCGGTCTATAGCGATACTGGAGAGACGGTGGAGTTCGATGTTAAGAACCGGTACAAAGTACTGCGTGAAGTTATCGACGAGTCTAGCCAGAAAGTTCTTATCTTCGTCCCGTTCAAGCATGTCATTGGAATACTTAAAGAAAAGCTGACCAAAGAAGGTATTACCAACGACGTGATAAACGGAGATGTAAGTGCAAACAAACGCACCGCCATCTTTAAAGCGTTCCAAGAAACAGACAACCCCCGCGTACTTATTATACAACCGCAAGCTGCTGCGCATGGCGTGACTCTTACTGCGGCGAATACAATCGTATGGTGGGGACCAACTTCTTCTCTCGAAACTTACGCGCAAGCTAATGCTCGTGTGCATCGCTCGGGACAGAAGCACCCAAGTACTGTAGTACAACTGCAAGGATCGCCCGTTGAGAAACGGCTGTACAAAATGTTAGACGAACGAATTAATGTTCATACTAAGATGATAGATTTATACCAAGATATACTTGAACTATAATTCAAACTGCAATACACTTTATAAAACGTAACAAAAAAGGAACTATGAATCATGACAGACGTTGTTGTGACGGACCTCGACCGCCTCGTTTCTGTATACATTAAGATTCGAGATAAGAAAAACGAGTTAGCTGCTACGTTTGCTGAGCAAGAGAAAGAACTTGAAGGCAAACTAGATAAGGTAAAGCAAGCTCTACTAGAACATTGCAAGGCCACTGGAACTGAGTCTGTAAAGACCGCTTCTGGTACGTTCTGGCGCACCCAGAGAAAGCGTTTCTGGACAAGCGACTGGGAAGCAATGAACCGATTCATCGTAGAAAACGAAGCGGTGGATTTATTAGAGAAACGAATTCATCAAGGCAACATGAAAGAGTTTCTCGAAGAGAACCCTGATGTATTACCGCCGGGGTTAAACGCAGACAGTGAGTATTCTATTACTGTACGGAGGAAGAAATGAGTGGAATAGAAAGTTACGTCCCTGTTGAGGATGTCGCCGACCACCTTTCTGTAAAAGTAAGCACGATTAGGCAATGGGTAAATAAGGGCTTTATACCAAGAAGTACTTATATAAAAGTGGGTTACACATACCGCTTTAATTTGCCCGCTGTTATCGAAGCGCTGAAACAGGAGGAGCCGGTAGAAGAACAAGAAGGCCAAATTACAGAACAACTAGAACTGGATTTTAACGAGGAGCAAGACCTATGAGCGAATTAGCTTTGTTTGACAACATGCCACAAGAGTACAAAGACTTACTGGCACAACTAGAGCCTGATAAGAACGCGTCCGGTGGCGGTGCTAAAGGTGGTACTAACCGTCTTAGTATTCGTGGCGGCGTATTCCGCAAGGTAGTAAATGGACAAGAGGTAGGCGAACTTGACGGGCGCTCTATTAACATAGTAATCGTTAAGACCTCACCTGTATCACGCATGTTCTACGAGGGGCAATACGTAGCGGGACAAGCTACAGCACCTTCTTGTTGGTCTGCTGATTCTGGTAGTGGTAAGCCGTCGCAAGACGTACCAAGTGACACCCGCCAATCAGTATCATGTTTTGATTGTCCGAAGAACATTAAAGGTTCTGGACAAGGGCAGTCTCGTGCGTGCCGCTTCCAACAACGCGTTGCAGTAATGCTAGCTGATGCAGAAGGCAAGCTGCGCTCTAATGCGGTGTACCAACTGTCTCTTCCCGCTACTAGTGTGTTCGGTGATGATAAGAAGAAGATGGGCCTACAGTCTTACGCCCGTTTGATCGACGCGCAGAACGTACCACTAGCATCCATCATGACTGAGCTTCGCTTTGACACCGATAGTTCTACGCCTAAGCTGTTGTTTAAGCCGGTAAGAATACTGGACAAAGATGAGCTACGCATGTCGGTAGATGCTCAGAAGGACGAGGGCACGCTAAAATTAGTTACGCTATCTATAAAACCTAAACAAGAGACTAGCGTTCCACAACTAACTAATGATACAGTCCCAAGCCCTACCCCAGAAAAGCCGTCCTTGTTCGATCAAGCTGACGATGACGACGAGGAAGCGGTAGAGGAACCCAAAGTTAAGGTGTCTAAGAAGAAAAAAGACGCACCGGCACCTGACGTTGATTTAGCTTCTTTGCTAGATGAATTTGATGACTAACAACAAGCGGGTGCCTTCGGGCACCCGTAACACCCTCTAAGATACGGACTAAACGATGGACACCAAACAGTTTCTAAGTACTGTGTTGAGTGATGAAGGATACTACTGCGTAGCAGGTCTTAAAGACGGAAAGATGATAAGAAAGACCTATGCGTCTTTAGACTCTGTTACCGATGTCGCAAATAATTTTGATTTAGAACAACGAGATGCGTACTTTGCACCGGCGTCTTTTACTGACGACACTAGTACCAAAGGCGAAAACATACACCATATAAAATCTCTGTTCCTAGATTTGGATTGCGGGAAAGGTAAACCCTACAGCACACAACAAGAAGCGCTACTAGCGCTCAAAGATTGGTATAAAAAACATAATATTCCCCGCCCTACTGTAGTTAATTCGGGGCGCGGTCTACACATATACTGGTCGCTTGATCGGGCGTACACCCGTGAGGAGTGGCTACCGGTTGCTATTAGCTTAAAGGCTGCGTGTCTACAGGAAGGGCTAGAGATAGACCCCGCTGTAACTGCTGACGCTGCGCGTTTGTTACGCATACCGAACACACATAACTTCAAAGACAATCCGCCTACAGAAGTTCGTGTAGTTAGTTTTGCTAAGGGGCCAGTGGTTTTGGCGGAGTTTGCCGCGAAGCTGCCCGTAGACTTGATACCAGTTCTCCCTCCCAGAGAATACTCCAGTGCCGATAAGGCCGACATGGACAACGCAAAGGGTAACGAGAATAAGTACACGTACAAGTTTGCTAACATTCTAATGAAGACTGCTCAAGGTAGTGGCTGCGCGCACATAGACAAAGCCATACGTAAACCAGACGAGCTTACCTACCCAGAGTGGACGCACGCATTATCCATAGCCAAACGCTGCGATACGGACGGTGTTGTTGGACTACCCGCAATACATTTAATATCAAAGGGTTACAGTAACTACAGTGCTGATGAGACGGAAAAGATAGCCTCGTCGATTGAGTACCCACACCTCTGTACTACGTTCGACAGTGATTGCCCCGGCCTATGCGAAGGGTGTCCTAACAACGGTAAGATCAAAAGCCCAATCACGCTATGCCGAGAGCTTAAGCTAGCCCAAAGCGATGAAGTAGAAGTACAGGGTTATGCGGAAGTAGAGGAAGAGTTCTACGACGAACGTGCAGAAGAGGTTGAAGCTACCGACGCCGAAAGTGAAGGCGTACAGGAAGCTAAGCCCAAGAAAGAATCTGTACTAGAAAAGATAAAGATACCCACTTACCCAGACAAGTATGTAAGACCCGAAGGTGGTGGGGTAGCAAAAGTAATGCACGACAAAGAAGGTAACCGTGAAGAAATAATAATATGTCCTGACAATCTGTACGTTAAGAAGCGTATGTTGGACATAGACGGGCCTTGCTATGAGATAGCCCACACAAGCGACTACGAGGGTGAGCGTACGTTCGTCGCCTCTCAAAAAGACTTAATGTCTACTGAATCGTTTCGGGCTACGTTGAATTCAAATGACGTATTGGTACTACCTAGTACCCAGAAGGAACTTATGGAATACATAGGCGCTTGGATAACTAAACTCAAACCAGAAGGCCCACCGATTAAAGTTAAGTCTCAGTTCGGATGGACGGAGGACGGTAAGTCTTTTGTGGTTGGAGACAAAGAGATATTTGCTAACCGTATAGAGCATAACCCCGCAGGATCGCGCACCGCTCAGTACGTTTCTATGTTCGATAAAAAGGGCACACTAGAACAGTGGAAGGAGCTTGCTAAGTTCTACAATCAGCCGGGGTTTGAGCAGCACCAGTACATGTTCGGGCTGTCTTTCGGGTCTCCACTCATGGAGTTTATGTCCGGCATAGCCGGTTGTATCTATAACCTTAACAGCCCAGAGACAGGTATAGGTAAGACCACAGGTATGTGGGGCGGTGCGTCCGTATGGGGTAACCACAAGAAGTTAGTACTGATAGGTAAGGACACCCCCAACTCAGCATGGAACCGCGCAGAAGTACTGAAGAACCTGCCGCTCTACATAGACGAGGTGTCTAACTACAAGCCCGAAGCCGCTAGTGATTTCTGTTATGCCATTAGTGACGGCGTGCAGAAAAACCGTATGAGTAACAGAGGCGAGAACGCTGAGCGGTACAGGGGCGAACCTTGGTCTTTGAATTGTGGCGCCACTGGTAATAACAGCATAAGAGACGTAGCGGGTCAGTACCGATCTTCTCCGAAAGGGGAAGCAGGACGCGTAACAGATTACACTGCCACTAAACTACTGCATGGCGCTGCGGACACACTACGGGCGAACGATCTCAATGACCAGTTAGCCGAAAACTATGGACATGCGGGGCCGTTGTTCATACAACACGTTATTAGAAACAAAGCTGCGGTAAAAGAGTTAACGCTTCAGACTCGTACGGACTTAGTTAAAGCGTTAAATGCAGAGCCACAAGAGCGTTTCTGGATAGCGCAGGGCGCTACTGTATATGCAGGTTGCGTCGTAGCAAAAGAAATTGGCCTAATAGACTGGGACCTAGACAGACTGTGGAAGTGGATAATCAAGATGATTAAAGCCCAAAGGGCTAACCTCGTCGGCATGGACATGGATATAGAGGACATAATCTCACAGTTCTATATGGATCACGCACGCTCAATACTACGCATAACTAGCACTACTAATGCTACCGATCCAGAGCTGCAAAACATAATACCGATAAGCCTTCAGGATATGCCTAACTTTCAGTTTGTATCACGGCATGAGACTGACACCCACAAGCTCTACATACGCATCCCACCACTTAAAAAATGGCTCGCGGATCGTAAGTATACTTTTGAAAGTGTGAAGGCGCTTATCTTTGAGAAAATGGAAGGTAAGTACACCAAGAAGCGGATGGGCGCCGGTACTAAAATGGACATAGGCGTAACTCACACCATAGAGTGCACCCTAAACATGGACCCTACTGTACAAGCGGAAGACTCTGATGAGGCTGAAGCATAGTGATATATCCCCAGATGGGGTACGCATAGTTATAGACTGGGATAAATTCGTTGTAGGTACTTCGGTATTTATCCCATGCCTAAACACAAAGCAGGCTATCGCGGACATAGTAGATGCTAGCGGTATACCAAAGTCTGACCTGATAAAACGTGTTTGTATTGAGGGTGGTATGTACGGGGTAAGGGTGTGGCGGATGCGCTAAGACCCTGTTGGCCCTATATATAGTTGTGTAGGTAGACTTTTACTACCAGTATTAGTATTATCGTAGCTTCATCATCCTCTTTAGTCCAGAGAGTTAGCCCCCTACTCGGGGGCTTTTTTTATCCTACAATTCTTCGTACTCATCTCGGGATTCGAGCAAGCTACGGATGAACCTACGTTCAGCTACATTACCGCCAAGTTGTTCTGCTACGGCAGAACCTTTAGCACGAGTCTTAATAGATTGAATTAAGTTATCGCCTTCTATAGCGACGTTGCCGTGCTTTTGATTGAACGCCCGTATGTCTTCCAGTACTTCTTGCTTAGCAGCCTCGTCCCCGTTGTTGTGAGCGAAGGCAAACCTATCAAGTAGCCCAGTACGCATGGCTTTTACGCCGTTTGTTACGCGGCGATCTCTAGCTAGCTTGTCCTGTGCGGCACGGAACTTAGCAGGGGCGAAGCCCATAGTCTGCCGTATTGCATCCCCTACCGTAACGTCTCCTACTATGGCATCCCCACGCGTAGTTTCGTAGCCTTCGGCAGTGTAACGCAAAGACTTCTTCAGGTTACCGAAAGCAGTTGGTAGTAGTCCCTCAATGGCTCGCGCATCGTTCTTAGGATCGTCATCGAATAAACGGCTGAAATTTTCGCCTAACCGCATAGCTATACCAACAGTAGGACCGCCGTAGGATTCTAGCAGGTACTCAGTGTTGTTTTCTGGGCGGTAGTTGCCTTTGTCTCGGATCATAAGGTTAGTTAGGGCAACACGATCAGTTACGTCAGTGCCGAAGTATTTAGCAACCGCACCGTAGTAAAGCCCGTCACCCACAGTCTTGGCGACTATAGTATTGGTGTCGTCCTCGTCCTCGCCTAAGAACATGTCAGCAATGGCAGCAACCAGTCCGTAGAACGGTATACCCTTAACGCCAACCAACGCCCCACCAGTAGCGGTCATGTAAACAAACGCACTACGTAAGGCACGGTCTTCTTCTATCTGTTCTGGCGTACGTTTCGCCCCTCTAGCCTGTCGCTGTAGAGCGTTCAACATGCTCATCTGGATGTAGAGTATCTGAGCAGGGAATCGCTTGAACTGGTAGATAATAGCGCCCGGTCCAGTCTGTGCCCAACGAGGAGCAGTAGCCAGAAGCGCGGAGCTGTTAGCGTATTCCATGAATTCAGTAGCTACTTTAGCCGCAGGCTCGCCAAACAGTTCTATTTCCGTCTCTGACATCTCGTCTATCTTTTTAGCAGGCTTTCCCTTGTTGGCGTCCGCATAGGCTTTTTCCACTTCCAGAATGTACGAACTTGCTGCCGTAACTTGACGGATGGCCCGCTCAGAGTGGTTAAACACAAAGCCTGAGATGTACGCTAGCTTGTTTAGGAAAGGTGCTGCTGGGTTTTCGTAGTCGGCGTTCTCCGAAGCGATAGTACGAGTATCCAGACCTATGGCTTTAAGTCGCTCGATAAGCGGACCTAGCGGTCCACCTTTTTTGTTTGTGTAGCTGAAGCCGCCCAGCTCTTTTACTTCACCTAGTGCACCTTCTTTAGTAATGCCTTCGCGGGTAACTTCACCAAACGATTGCGTGTACATTTTCATGGCGCGTCCCATAGCGGACGTAGCCTTAGCCCCACCAAACTTACCGGACAATAGTGGGCCGACAATCATGGGTAGGGTAGACATGTTTACCGCAGCAGACGATATGTTAAAGCCTAGTGTGTAGATAAACGAAGCAGCGCGAGCCTTACGTGCCCAGTTAGGCAGGTTGGGGTTCTTAACGAATTCAAGATAGCTTGGTAGCTTGCCCGGCTGCCTATCAGTTTCGGCTTTGTTACCCACAAGAGCTGTAGTTATATCCTGCACGAGACGGTCGTTTGCGTTGGCGCCTGAAGCTGCTTCTTCCTTAATCTCGTTGGTGGCTAGGGTAAAATCTAGCTCGTACTTAAGGTTTGCAAGGCTGTTAATCATCGCGGGGTAGGATTGTTCAAACGTCAGTAACGCTTCTGTTTCGTAACCTGCATAGCCTGCACGTTCTTGATGGCCTTGAATCAGACCTTGTTCTGGCAACGATCGTAGCAGTACGTCATTGACTAGCTTTACAGCTTCTTGTGGAATCTTAACTTCACGCGTTGTACCGTCGGCTTCTGTGATCGTTACCGGCTTATCCATTTCCTTGAGTAGCTCGACTAGGAAAGTAGTAGGCACATTCACACCCTGCGCCGACATATCTGGACGGGGCTTTTCTTTTATACTCTCGTCGCTTACGTTGGGGTTTTCTTTAAGGCGCTTTATGGCTATCTCACGCTCGCCCGGAGTTTTATGCGCACTTACACCGTACGTAGCCTGCCCATCAGCATCCTTGTAGCTCCACTCAACCCAGAAATCTCCAGTGCGGTCTAGCTTGAAGTAGGGGTCGATAACGCCAGAGCTAAGCATCTTTCGCAGTACTTGGTCTTTGACTGTTGCCTTAACACCTTCTTCTAAGTCTAAGGCTTCTAGCTTAGCGTCAATGGATTCCAGTATGGCTTCGTTCATGTTTTTGTACATGTCTCGCAGGGTGCTATAAACAGTTTTCTGCGAGGGTGTTAACGAGTCATACATCCTACGGGCTTCTGTGTAGGCAGCAAGACGTTCTGGAGTTGCGTTTAGTTTCTTTACTCCACCGACTACGTCTGTTCTGTCCAAGGCTTCTACAGCTTCGTCCCGCTGAGCCTCGGTATCAAAAGCAATTTTCTCTACTGGGCTGCCATTTTTGGCAGTGTAGCTGTACCCAAACTGCTTGTAGCGAGACTCAGGTCTTGTTGGGTCTACTTCCTCAATAGTACTGAGGCCGACTAGAGTGTTGAAGGTTTCGATTGCCTTGCTGTCGCCTTTGAACGCTGTTTTGAAATCATTTAGCTTGGCACCAAAGTCCTTCATGAGTTCGTTACGTTCGCCATCCTGTTTAAAGATGAGCTGCTGTAACTTATCTGCGGATGGTAAGCGGTCACGAACAAGGTCAACCAAGTTAGCCAACGTCATGCCGTTAATGAGAGTCATGCGGGACTTGGCGGTGAACTCTTTCGAGTTAGTCCATATCCTATCTCGGGAATCTTGTAGGGTTTTAGCCTTGGCAAGAGCAGTACCGCCACCCATCATTTCGTACACAGCGCGAATAGCATCCCCATCAGCCAAAGCGCCCGGTACAGTTGTAGCGTCACGAGTAGAAATAGACTCAGCTATCAGGTCGTCTATATAGTCTATGGTTTCCTGCTCCATGTTCTGAACTTCAGTGGGAGCCATGCCAAGTAGACGTTTAACGGCGTTAGTAAATCGTTGCCACGCAGTCAGCTTAGCCCCAGTGGGCTTGTGTGCTGCTAGTATGGCTCTGAATTCGGCGTTGGTGTAAGCCTCGGCAACAAAATCTTTTAAGGACTCTCTGCCATAACTACCCTGCGGTAGCTTATCTTTAATGTCGTTAAACAACTTAGTCAACTGTATGGTGACCGGGTGTGCCTTGTTGTCTAGTACCTTAGAGGTAACCGCGTGCGCTGCTTCGTGTAAAATAGTATGGGTGCTTAGCGGTGACGCTAAACTTATTTGTATAAGGTCCTGAGAAGGTATGTAGTTACCCGCAAACTGGTCGCCGCGTGGGGTCTCAAGCGCTTCTACAAACTCGATCTTAGTATCTTTAATAGCTTCGGAAAGCACGGTAGCAGTTCTGCGTACCATAGGATTGGGGCTGTCAGTAGCAAGCTGCTTAAGCGCACCTTTGAGGTTACCATCAAGCACCATATTGTTTACTGAATCCGAAACCGTTGGCATAGTAGCAGCCACAGCATCAGAGCGTAGGTAGTCTATTATTCCCTCAATGTCTTCAAGGGTCGTAGTTTCGTAAACATCTATCTCTTCCAGTATTTCTTGGGTCAGTGCATCGTCTTGTTTCTCGGCCTGTTCTATATACTCAGCCTCAAGCTGATCTCTCGCATTTTGCTCGGCTGTAAGTTTTTCTACAAACTCCTCGCCTCTGTTTTCCGCACGCTCGTAGAACGCCTTGTACTCGTCCAGTTTGGCATTTGCCTCGGGGCTTAGGTTGTTACGTACCCATGTAGTAGCGGCTTGCGCACGGCGCATTTCTTTCTTTGGCACATCCTTGGGGGATGTTTTCTGTAGCGCCACTGGCTCAGTACCCTCAAGAGCTATAGCGCGTAGTGCTTGGTCTGCGTCCGCAGTGTTCTGCATGTAGTAAGATACAGATGTATCCGGTGTGTATTTGCCACGAGTAGGTGCGGGTTTTGCTTTCCTGTTGTTTAGCTTTTCCGCATCCGTAGTAGGTAGTGCAACGGTAGGTGCAGTAGGCGCAGCCGCAGGTGTAGCAGCAGTAGGTGCATCAGGTGCAGGTTTGGTCGTAGGGGGAACTACTTTGCCAAACGCACGGTAATTCAACAAGTTAGCTCTAGTCTGCTTAGAAATTTTTGGGTTCTTGATTAGAACTTGTAGTGCTTCCTGTACCTCGGGGCTGCTAACTTCTTTACCCTGTAGGGCTTGTCTTCGACGTATAGGCGCACTCTTGGGTATACCAAGACTATCAAAGAATTCTGGGGTGATGAGCGTTTCGGCTGTGGCTTCTGGTTGTGCAGCTTGCCTACGCCCTGCTTCGGGGATTGCCGCTTCTAGTTCAGCAACACCTGTACCGTCAGCTACTACTTCGGGTTCTACTACTTCAGGTTCGGGGCGTTGCTGTGCTAGCTTGTAAGTTTTCAGCGCTATGGCTTGGCGCTCAACTTCTGTAGGGGTAGTGTTTGCTATACCCGCTTCAGCTAGCGCCTTGGAGAAAGCTCTTTCGGTATTAACTTGGCTAGTTGTGTCTGCGGCAAGTACGGCCTCTAGGATAGGACCACGTTTAGCCTGTGTTTCTTCCGCACGGCGCGCTTCAATGCGCTGCTGCACATCCCTAAGTGCGTTTTCACGCTCAGCTACTTCTATTGCGCCTAGTTCTTGAGTAACCGCAGCATCTAAACTAGCCTTAGCCGCATCTTCCTCTACCTGCATCGCATCTAGCTCGTCCTCAACCAACATCTCTTCGACTTGCTGGGTCTCTTCTAAATCAGCTATTAAATCTGTTTCGGGAGTAGGAGCGGGTCTTACTTGGATTGGGGCTTCTTCAGTCGTACCAGCAAGCTCCTCTACATCAAGCAAACGCTCTGGCTCAGGACCTTGGAATTGTTGTTCCGCCGCTGCGCGTTCTTCTGGGAACATATCTCGAGTTTCGTCAACCGGTACGGCGGCCATTGCTTCTTCACCGGCAACTGCTTCGCCTTCTGTTACTGCGGCTTGTTCTGCTGCGGCAGCTTCTTCGGCTTTCCTAGCGGCGGCACGTTGACGGCCCGGAATAATGGCTTCGGCTAGACCCTGTAAGAGACCACCTACACCCGCACCTAGACCGAATGACTCACCCGTATCGGTAAACACACCACGCTCTGGGTCGTACACCCCACGTTGGATAAGGTTCTGACCTACTTCGGCGATAGCTTCTTGGATACCTTCGTCGATAGCCGCCTTGCCTACACGCCCTAACGGCGCTCTTTCTGTGGCTTGGGAAATCTTTCGTACTATGCTACCGCTAAGTTCTTCTGCTACGTCGTCTGCGTTTCTACCAAGTACTTTTCTAAAGCGACCAACGATCCTAGCAGGACCGAACATCTCAAGAGCGCCCGGAATTGTACCTAGTCCAGCAGCCTTGCTTATTTCTTCTTCAGTAGCTCCGGCAGCTACGGCGCGTTGGGCAGCTTCACCTGCACCCGCTGTAATACCGGTAAGGGCACCCGCAGCAAGACCAGCCACCCCAAAAGGCGCAGCGGCAAGGAAAGGTACGGTAGAACCCACACCCCGAACAAGGTCTAGGTAAGTGTTATCTTCATAGGCAGCTTCAGGGGCAAGGAACTCTTGTACACCCCCACCGATTTCTTTAATGCGAGCGCGCGCAGCTTGCTCTGCTTCTTCAGGTAGGATGAACGAAGCACCCGTCGCAGCCGATTCCAGTAGCCCCGCAGCACCGCCAAGCAGTGCCTTACCCGTCTCAAGCCCGTACCCCAATAGTGAGGTTTCTTCAGGCTCGGGGGTAAAGACAGTATCGTCTACAACCCAATTACCATTTGCTAGGTAGGCGCGTGCTCCCGTATCGGGGTTTGTTGCTGTCTGAGATACAGGAATCCATGCCCCGTCTACTAATATAACTTTCTCGTTAGTTTCGGGATTAGTCGCGGTTTGCACTGCCATACAACGTACCTATTTAATTGTTAGTCGGGTACAAAACCTGCGGGTAAATCAGTACTCCCCGTGCTCGCACCAGACGCAGCAGGTATATTAACAGGAAGGCCAAGTTTAAACGCTAAAGAATTTATATCTTCCTGCAACATAGCTTTTTCTGCTTGAGCCTGCTGTATAAGGCGTTCAGCGGCGGTTCTTTGCTCTGGGCTGTACACTATCATAGAGTTTTGTATGTCAAGAATCGTGTCGTCCTTAGCGCTCTGTGCCCTACGTATATCACTAACAAGCTTTGCTGCGGTTCGCTTATCATCTTCCGCTAACTTTTCTTGCTGTAAGAAGACGTTTAACTGGCTCTTCAGGGCGTCCATCTGTCTTGTGTAGTTTTGAACTGCCATTCCCTGCGCTCGGGTTTCATCACTAGTAGCTAGCTGAGTTAGGCTTTGCGCTGCTTGGTTTACCGCAGCGCTTGCTCGTTCAAATGCCGACTGACCTGAAGTACGGGCCGCCTCAAACGCTTTCGCTCTGCTTTCTCTTTCGATGCCACCCATTTCTTTAGCAATACCAAACTGCTCTTCGGCTTGCTTGCGGCGGGCTTCGAGTCGCGCGTCATCTACTGCTGTAGTACCTTCAAGCGCTGCAATACCACTACGGGCAATACCACCCGGCGTAGCAAGTCCTTTGAGCAACGCGTTTAGTTTTTGGCTGCGTTGGCGCTTAGGGTCAAGTTGAGCTGTATAGTACTCATCTAGCGCTGCTTTGCGACGGTCGTACTCAGCCTTCATTTCTGGGGACATAGAATAAGCTGTTTGGGCTAATGCGCGTTGCCTATCTTCTTCAGCTATTCTTGCTTGCTCTGGATCGGCGCTTATCCTTTGCTGCATGGCGGTTTCTACGGAACTACGTAAAGGAGAGCGAGGTAAACTAGATATGTCCGCACTAGGTACTTGAAGGTTAGTTATAGATTCTAAGGTCCTAGCCACATTAGTTTGAGGCGCACCCCTACCACCTTCGGCAGTACCGACTGAAGTGTCGTCTATAAGACGTGCTGGGAAAGGACCTGTTTGTGGGCTTCTTGTATCAAACTGGGGCTGTTTAAGCTCGCCAATACCCCCGGGTTCAACGGCGTCTAGCCTAGAAGATAGATACCTATTTATTTCAGGCCCACTAAGACCTCTCTCGGCAAGCTCCTGTCGTGTGCGTTGCTCTGCGCGTCTAGCTTCTCTTAATTGTGCTCGGGCTGCGTCTTCATCAACCAAAGCGGCTCTTCTCTCTTCTGCGGAGGGACCAGTGTAGCCAGTAGCTTCGGGCTGTTGGGCCAACAAAGAAGCTATTAAGTCTTCATCAAGTTCTACTTCCATACCCGCTTGGAACCGCTTAACCCCACCGCCCATAACCATACCGTTAGACATCTCTTCATAAGTTTTGCCGAAGGTATTGTAGAATTTCTTAAGAATCGATTTGCTTTCTTCTACGTTAAGTCCTGCATTCATAAGCTTCTGACCCATACGCTGTATAAAGTTAGGGTCTCTGTTTTGCTTCTGAGCGGCTATTTCATCACGCACCTGCTTCATTACTGCTGATCTTTCTCCGTAGGGTACACCGATTCCGGCCTTAGCCGCTCTTAGTATATCCATACTTTCTTGGGCATTAGTGCCGTAGTTTTTAAGCCCTTGGCCCATGCGTTGGTAAAGATTAGGCTCAGGAGGACCCATCATAGGTTGTTCTTCAACGCCGCCCCCAGCTTGATAGCCGACAATACCGCCCATAGCCATACGAGCCATGTTAGGAGCGCCCATAGTGGGCATACCGCCACCGATCATTTTACGCGCTTGAGCTTGCTGTACTTGTTGTCCACGCTGCTGCATACCCGGAGCCAGACGCTGTAGTAACCCTGCAACACCCTCCATAGCCTGCTGATCTACCCTTTGCTTTACTGTAGGGGGCGTAGCGGGGGGTTGCCCCATAGCAGCTTGCCCGCCTGCGGACTGTAATAGTTCCATAGCTTTTTGGGCAAATTCGTTTTCTGAAACTAAATTCTGTAGGGGTTCAGGCACGTCGTTTTTTACCACATCCATAGCTGCCGCCATACGGGGATCGTTTTGTGCAGGAGCAGGTCTAGGCCCAGCTTGTTGGGGTTGTCCAGCAGGTCTAGGGGCGCCTTGCATTAGATATTGTAATCCGTTCATAACTTTACCCTATCCCGAGATATTCGTTAATTGTGTCAAGAGTGCTTTTTACGCCCCCTACCCCTCCAGCGAGAGACTCTAGCCCCGTAGGTTGACTGTACGAGTAGCTTTGAGTTTCGAGCGGTAGACCCTGTAGCAGCGACTGCATAAACTGTACGTTTTTAAACGGGTAGTCTCGCTCTTGCTCGAACTGTGCGATGTCTGCTGCAATACCCTGTCCTGTGATAGCGCGTTGTTCTGCACCACCCGTACGTTGCGCGCCTAACACATCTAAGCCGTATTGTTGGGCTTGTCCTGTGGCTGCCATTTGTCGGGCTTGCTCTGTGTTAAACTGGTTCTGGGCTTGGGTAAACGCATCTTGGTAGCCTTGACCTGTAATGCCCGCCATACGATCTAGTAGGCCACGCTGTAACTCAGCTTCTGCAACACCTTGACGAGACCCACCGTAGGCACCCGCTTTACCGTACTGGCTTTGGAGGTTTTGGGCAGCTATCTGAGCTTGACGGCTTGCCGCATCGTACTGAGGCTGGAGTGCGCCCTGTAGGTATGGGGTCATGTACTGCTGAGCCGTACCCGCCGCAGTAAAAGACATAGGATCGTAAGTAGTCTGCTGGGCATTGGGGGTTTGGAGCGCGCCCAGTCCTTGAAAAGCCTGTTGCTGTAGTCCAGATTGCCCCGGAGCCAAAGGCCCCATATACGCCTGATACGGTAGCCCCGCCAGCGCTTGACCTCGACCTAGCATCTCGGTTACGTAAGGACCAGCCCAACTGGATAGTGAAGACTCTTCTGCTATTTGATTAGCGCCTATATTCGGGATCGTCATAATTATTACCTACGCTAAATATTTGTTGGGGTCGATTTGCTTGCCCTGTTTGGGGTTGCCAGTGCGGTCTGTGCGCACTCGCTCCATCATGCTGTATAAGTTTTTTGCTCCGGCGTCGGAGTTGCCGTTACCTAAGTGGCTTACTACATCGGCAGGAATTACAAACTCCCCATCACTTAGCGCAGCGGGCTGCATGTTGTCGATTGTAGCAGGAATCTGGTCCGCCATACCATCTGTTGGGCCGCCTAGGTAGTACCCGTTTACATTACCGCCTTGGGCAAATTTACTGCCGCCTAACTCACGGTAACGCGCAGTGACAGCTGCTACAGGAATGCCGTAATACGCAGCAACTTCTTCCGGAGTAGTTTTATTTGTTTCTAAAAGATTAGCTATTAAGTCTTCTTCGGTAAATTCTGTATCGGGGTCCACTGCATTAAGAGTAGCCGCAATTTCAGCTGGGGTTTGATATCCGCCACGCAATAAACCCGTAATAACTTCGTCTTGAGTTGTACCAAACTCTTCCGCTACATCGGCTATATTAGCTCCGCTAGTGGTCATTACGCTATATATAATGTCTTGATCTTGCTTAGAAAGACCATCCGACGCATCAACCATATCAAAAGTAGGCGCTAAGGGACCGGCGGCAGGGTCAGCCGTACCTGTTGTAGTTAGGGAGGTTGTTCCCCCAGTTAGGTCTATTGTACTTGTAGAACCGTCTGCGGCGTTTAGGGTTAACGTCTCTCCTGCGCCGGTTGTGTCGTCTGTAACGGTTGTAGGGAAATAGCCTTCTCCGGTATCGTTATCGTACACATAACCGTTAGTAGAATCAGTTATAGTTCCATCGCCGTTGTCGGTATAGCCCCTATTTGCAACCATCCATTGTTCTGTTGAATTTAGTAGAGTGTCTACTGCATCTGCACCGGTTGTATCAGTAGTTGTTGTACCGGTTGTACCAGTAGTTGTTGTACCGGTTGTATCAGTAGTTGCTGTATCGGCTGTATCAAACCCATCGATAAAAGCTTGAAGCTGGCTTGCAGTAGTGTTTGTATACCCAGAAGCTATTTTCTCAAGGCTGTATCCGCTGTTTAAAAGAGCTTGCGCGTGCTCTGCTGAAGAGAGTGTAGTAGGTAAACTACCCATAAAATTTTGAAACGCTACGTTTTCTGGGCTGTAGAGGTCTAAAGCGTTTGCCAAACTACTTTCTGTAACATTAAGACTAGTTGCAATATCAGACAAAGCATACCCGCTGCTAGCTAGCGCGGTGTAGTCAGCCGCGGTAAAGTCGGCAACGTCTTTGGCCGCGTATGAAGCTATGAAATTGTCGTAGGCAGTAGGTGCTGTACCGGTAGTTGTTGTACCGGTAGTTGTTGTACCGGTAGTTGTTGTACCAGTAGTTGTTGTACCGGTTGTAGCCGCTACTGGGCGCCATGCGCCGTCTTGAATGCTATAAGTAGTGCCAGTAACATCAGTAATAGTGCC